TTTTTATTGAATCACTGATTTCAGATGGAGATTCATCCGCAATAATCAAATTCATTAATTCATCCATTAGATAAAAATCCTATACCTATGTTTTATTTATATCTCGCCACCTTTAAGATCTGGCGTGCCTGGAGACTCAGGATCATCAGTGCTGGTAGTATCGATGCTTTCTTTACTACCTTCTGTCTGAGTTTTTCCTAAATTTTGTTTATTTGTTTTTGAAGGTTGTGAAACATCCTCACCTGTATCTGCAAGTGATTGAGCAACCATCATTTCCTGTTCAGTTGGTGGAATAATACCAGCTTCTTTCTCAAGAATCATAAGTGCGTTTTCATCAACTATCTCCTGATCAGTTTGACGTAATATTTTACGACGAATATAATCAACAGAATAGTATTTACCGATATAAGGGTCAGCAGTTGCAACAAGTCCTAATCTTTCTTGCATCAATTCTGCATCTTTAAGTTCTGCAAAATGATTATCATAAAGATAATCATATTGAATATGATCACTCATTTGCTCCCATTCTGCTGGTGTGCAGATATTTTTAAGAATTAATTGAGTTCTAAGTATGTCATGAAATAGATTACTAAATCTTTTTCTCATCCTTCCAACAAACTTACTGAACTTAAGTTCATCTCTTAACACTTCTGATGAACGACCTAAACTAAAACTTGCATTATCAGCCATGCGAGACTCAGGAACATTCAAAGATCTTAAAAGTTTCTTTTGAAAATATTCAACATCTGTGAGTTCCCCTAAGTTTTGTCCGCCAGGCAATGTTGAAATTTCAGTTCCACGACCACCCTCTCTTCGAGGCAACCAAAAATCTTCCATCATTGACATATATTTTTTGTCATCACGAATCTCACCAGTAGCTGCATCGTAAGTTAATTTATTACGATATCTTGCCATGACTTCACGAAGATATTGTTCCGCCTTTGCTTTTGGTAAATTTCCTACGTCAATATAAAATATTCTTCTCTCTGGAGCTCTTGACAACCTGTATATTACAAGAGCATCTTCAATCATACGAAGTTGATTTAAAGATTTAATTGCTTTTTGTAGATATGAAAGAACTGTATGTTTATTACGATCTACTAAACCTGATGTGCAATATGCAATTGCATCTCTCGCAAACTTAACTGCATCTTTCTGTTGTCCTGTAACAGCAACAGATCCGTATTGGTTTTTTTGATATGAATTAGGTGTGTATATGAAATATTCTGTCAAGCCTGGAAATTCAGCATCTTTTGGATTAGATCCATCTAAGCCTGGTCGATTATTATTTGAGTATTGTATTGCATTTGCACCGCCTTTTTTCTTTTGTTCTCTAATGTATTTAATTTTAAGTGCGTCAATATATCTAAGTTCTTGAATTCCCTCTTCTGGTTTATCTAAATCTATAACTTTATGATAATATATTCTTCCATCTACATACCAATTGCGAAATATTTCATGAGCCTTCTTATCGAAGTCTAACATTTCTTTGATGTATTGAAACTCACCACGAATAATATCTTTTACTTTAGGATCTACATTTAAATTTTGAAGATCAATTTGAACTGGTGAGTCATTTTGATCTGCAACTATTGCTTCGATTATAATATCTTCTATCGCATTATCAACTTCTGGATGTAATGCCATCTCACGATATCTACGAATTAAATCGTATTCAGTTTTAAATACACCCTCTACATCTAAATATTGACCATAAAATCCAGACGACAGAAAATAGTCTGCACCATCCTCATTATTTTTGGGAACTGGTGAGACTACTGTTTCTGACGGTTTCTTATATGAATCGTCAATCGAGAAACCAAAAAGTTGTGCCATTGTATAATTATACCTTTACTGGTATTTATATTATATCTTAAACTTTGATTATAATCAACCTAGAAATTTCCGAGTGGAGAAACTACTTCATAGAATAGGTAGTTAAATGTAACTTGGAATTCTTCGATCTGATCAGTTGCACCAAAATCAAGAGGTATGGAACTTACAGTGTTAGGATATATTCCTTCAAACTTATATGTTCTTAGAGTTTTTTCTGGATCGCCAGGAGCACTTCCCTCTCTACTTAATTGTTTAACTAACGCAGATTTTTGATAAACTTCTGGGTTAATTGTACCTTGAGCTGTTTGCAAATCATTAATTGAATTACTCCATTTCTCCATCGCATCTCTGATTATAAAATCAGTATCATTAATTATTGTCACTGTCCAAGGATCGAAAGTACGATCTCCAGCAACAGGAAGAACACGACCTCGATATGGAACTGGAATGTTACCCAAGTTTGATGCTGGTATTTCAGCAGCCTTTACAAGGAATGGGACTTTATCTGTTACCAGATTAAAGTCTATTCCTAATTCGTCTGGAAAAGCAATCTCAATTTCAAATAAATTAGCTCTTGCACCACCACCAGTCAATCTTGATCGAAACTCTGTTATGTTTCTTTGATTAAATGTTGCCATTTTCTTTTTTAACTCCTTTGGTTATTTAGTGGGATTTAATTAAACTCGACCAACGACTTCAGAGAAGCTAACTCCTGTTCTAGTCGCAACGAATGTAAGACCGATGAAGTTAATCGAACGAGCAGGCTTGATAAAGATATCTGCCTTAAACTCATTTGCATCAATTACATCAGGTGTGTTGTTTGTTTCATCACAAATAACTAAGAAATCTGATAAACCTCTCTTAGCTTGAACTCCACGAAGGAACGGTTCAACAATGTTACGGAAGTTCGCTCTTGTAATTTCATCGTTAAACTCAAAGAGTTGAGTTCTTGCAGCAATCTCGATTCTTGCTTCTAAGTTTAGGAATAAACGACGTACGTTAATTCTATCAAAAGCAGATGCAATTGCGAGTCCAGTCTTATCACCAAATAAGAGGAATCCACCGCCAGGTGAGAAGATCACTGGGTTGATTCTCTTCACATATAAAGCATCTCTCTGTACTTTATTTGGATTGTATGCTAACTTAACTGTGTTAAGTATGTTTCCTCTTTGAGGGCCAGCGGGTGAGAACCAAGGGAATTGTTCCTCAGATGTTCTTGCCATTAATCCAGCGATATCACCATTTAATGGCATAAACTGGAACTTGTTATTAAATCTATCAAACTGATACTTGTAACCTGAGTCAAAGACCGCAAATGATGATGATGTAATTGGATCATAGAACTGAATGACGTTATCAGTTTGTGTTTTTGCACTTGTGACATTAACAACTGTCTCTCTATTTGGAGAGATAACTGCTAAACAATCTTTTCTTTGTTCTGCAATCGCAATCAATTTATTTGCTTTTGCTTGTGATTCTGTTTGACTACCTGTGATGCCAGGGCCTTGAAGTAAGAAATTGACTGAGTATTCTGCTTCATTTTCAAAAATTTCATAACCACCAATGATTGAACCAAGAGAACAAGAGAACCCACCTATATGAGTTGAAAGTCCAGCTGGAGTTGAATAATCTCTACCAGCATCCAATGAATAAAGTTTGTTTCCTACAAAGTTGAAACTTATATCCTGTGCATCTTGACTCCAAAGATTACTGGATGAAACTTCTGGTGTAAATGCAGTTGAGAATCCTGATTGAAGTGTCCCCTCTCCTGTTGATACTCCAACAAATATATTGTCTGAATTTTCTGCGATAAAGTCTTTATAGTAGATTGCACTACCAAATGAATTTACTGCATCATCTGCCTTAGATAAGAAAGCAAATTTCTCAAGAATCGCTCCTTGTGTTCCAGATATTTTTCCAGAATCATCAATGATAACTATGTGAAGTTCATCATTCTTACTGTTTCTTGCGTTAGCATATCCACTCGTGCCTGGTTTTTCAGCAATCTCTTTCCAAGGTAATGCACCGTTTTTCAATTGAATAAATTGATTATCATACCAGTCTTTTGCAGCAAGAACTGAAACACAAGTTGAAATACCAGCATCAGGATCCGCAACAGTTGAGGAGTTACTAGAAACTAAAATACCATCGCCAGGTAAAGTATTACTTGTTTTAGTTGCAACTGAGAATTGGAATAATCCATTTTCTGTATAATCCACTGGAAGAATTGTTCCACCAACAGAAACACGATTTGTAACTTTAACATCAATTGAACTTGCACCAACACCAGTAATGATACCTTGAAGATATCCATCAACTGTGACATTAGTACCAACACCAGCTATTGTTCCGCTGATTGGTTGAGTAACACCTTGTCCTACAACCACACGATTTGCAACATGCGGTGTAACTGAAAGTGTTTGATCTGCAGCACCGTCAATGTATGCAACTTTTAATCCATTTGCATAACTGCCTGGATTTCTTGCGGCTACTCTAAAGTTTGTAGCGTCTTCATGATTATTCTGATAATCATCAAAAGATTTTATTTTAAGAGTTGCGTTTGATGAAACACCTATCGCACCGACGTTTGCATTAACTAAGTTTGCACCGTCCGCTCTAACGACTCTTAATACACCACCATATTGTAGATAGTTTGATGCACTATACCAATATTCGTATTGTCTATCATTAAGTGATGGTTTTCCAAAAAGATCGATCAGATCTTGCTCATTCTCAATAAGCAAAGGTTCTAGTACAGGGCCTCTTTCAAAAGGGCCT